TCTGTACCTGATGTGCTAGTGGCTCAGAATGCTTATGCAAGGGCTTTGATAGAACGTGGTGAAGATGGTGGTACTTCATCATCAGAAGCATTCTTGCTTTATAAGGCGATGTTGTCTGACCACATTGCTTTGGAAAGCACTCGCTATCCTGAGAACCAAGAATTTGTACCCGTATGACACAGCCACTGCGATTATTTAGCGTTTCAGCCCCAGGATTTTATGGACTGAATACCCAAGACTCACCGCTAGATTTAGCGAGTGGTTTTGCGGCTATTGCTACTAATTGCGTGATTGACCAGTATGGTCGGGTTGGTTCTCGTAAAGGTTTTTCAAGAGTCAATGCTTCTTCAAGACTCTTAGGCGCTAACGACATTAAAGTTATCCATGAGTTAGTGCAAGTTGATGGGACTTTGACTACTTTGTTTGCTGGCAACAACAAGCTGTTTAAACTTGATGGAAGCAATGCTGTTGTAGAACTCACCTATGGGGGTGGAGGTACAGCACCTACTATCACCACAACTAATTACCAATGTGCATCTCTAAATGGGATTACATTTTTCTTTCAATCAGGCAATGACCCGTTGATTTTTGACCCTGCTGTAAGCACTACGACTTTTCGTAGAGTTAGTGAGAAGACAGGTTATACAGGCACTGTTCCTTTAGCAAATGTTGCTATATCTGCTTTTGGTAGGTTATGGGTTGCTGAGACTTCAGCAGACAATGTAACTATCACTTTCTCTGATTTGTTGGCAGGACATAACTGGTCAGGTGGTACATCAGGTACTTTGGATGTTTCTAGAGTTTGGCCTAATGGTTCAGATCAGATTGTTGGTTTGGGCGCACACAACGGGTTCTTGTTTATCTTTGGTAAGCGTCAGATATTGGTGTACTCAGGTGCTACAACACCATCCACAATGGCTTTGCATGACTCAATTGCTGATATTGGTTGTTTGTCTAGAGACTCTATTGCTACTGCTGGCTCAGACATTATTTTCTTGTCAAACAGTGGTGTTCGCAGCTTGTTGCGTACTATTCAAGAGAAGTCAGCACCTTTGCGTGACTTGTCTAAGAATGTTCGTAATGACTTGATGACTAATGTTGGTGGTGAGACTTTATCAAACATCAAGGCTGTTTACTCTGAAAGCAATGCTTTTTATCTTTTAAATTTGCCTACTGCCAAACAAGTCTATGTGTTTGATACAAAGAGGCAATTAGAAGATGGCAGTGCTAGAGTAACCACTTGGGAGAGTATTGAGCCTACTTGTTTTCTATCAAAGCGCAATGGTGATTTGCTTCTTGGTAAGAATGGTTTTGTGTGCAAGTATGGTACTTACCTTGACCATGCTTCTACCTATCGTTTTCAGTATTTCACCAACTATGCAGACCTTGGTGATGTAAATATTACATCTATTCTGAAGAAGATTTCTGTTGTTGTCATTGGTGGCTCTAATCAAGGATTCATCATCAAGTGGGGCTATGACTTTTCTGGTCAATATTATGCTCAAACATTACAGATTCCTGTAACCACTGTTGCTGAGTATGGGATTGCTGAGTATGGAGACAATGGTGTACCAGTTGCAAACTACTCTGCTGGTATTCAGTTGAGTACATTGGTTGGTCAAGCAAGTGGCTTTGGTAAGGTTGTTCAAACAGGCTATGAGGTGCAGATCAATGGTGCGCCCATAAGCATTCAGAAGATTGAAATTCAAGCCAAAAACGGCAAACTGGCGTAAGGAAACATCATGGCAAATTACACAAAAACCACTAACTTTGCAGCTAAAGATGCCTTGATTTCAGGCAATGCGGCAAAGGTTGTCAAGGGAACTGAGATTGATACTGAGTTCACCAACATCCAAACTGCGATTACTTCAAAGGCAGATGGTGACTTTACAAACTTTTCGTTTGTAGAGACAAGCAATGTCTTGTACATCTACAACTCAGCGACTGCTGTTGCCAAGATAGATTCTTCAGGTAATTTCACTGTGTTGGGCAATGTGATTGCCAATGGTACTGTTTAAGGAAAAATATTATGGCTACCAACTTACCTAAAAAAATCATTGATGCTTTGCCAAAGCAATTCTCTTATACACGCCAAATGAGTTTGGGCGAACCACCTAGACCTATAGTGCCTGAAAATGCAACACCTATACGCTCTACTGAGATGGGCAGAAATATTATTGGGTATGAAATACCCTTGGAGAAACCTGCCGATTACCCCGAAACAGATGCTCTAGGGTTTCCTGTTCCTCCATTAGTTGCCAAGTATGATGTTAATGGCAAGCTATTAAAAATTACATCGCAACAAAGATATTTTGCAGATAACGAATATCACATACAGCCAGAATACAGCGCCACTGGTGAATTTATTACTGATTCAGCTTCAACAAATGCAGCCAATAGCGGTAGTCTTTTTGGAGATATAAAGAGAGACCTTGGTCCGATTATTTTGGCGGCTTTGGCTGGTAATGCCGCTGCTGGAAATCTTAGTGGCTTATTTGGTGGTGGTGGTGCTGGTGCGGCGGCTAGTACAGCGGGTGCGGGTGCGGCGGCAGGAGGAGCTGGTGCGGCTGGTGGATTTATGGGAAGTGCATTACCAGCGGGTGCTGGTGCGGGTGGTTTCTTTGCGCCAGGCGTTACAGCAGGGGCGGCCACATTGGGCATACCGACAATGACAGGCGCACCAGCAGGGGTTACGGCAGGCATTCCTAGTGGTGCTGCTGCACCTGCTGCTTCAGCCGCTGCTGCACCTGCTGCTGCGTCTACTATTCCTGCTGCGGCTTCTGTAGCTGGTACTGCCGCTGGTGCAGGTGCTGGAACTGGTGTTACCTCAAGTGTGCTGTCTGCTATTTCAAGTGCAACTGGTATTGATTTAGATACTTTAAAGACTTTTGCGCCATCAGTTATTCAAGGGTTAATCGGTGCTGGTGGTTCTTACTTGCAGTCTGAGCAAGCCAAGGAAGCGGCTCAGACGCAAGCTGATGCACAGATTCGTGCGGCACAGATTGCTGCTGATGCGGCTAGGTTTAGACCTGTTGGCGTGACTACTCGCTTTGGTTCATCAAACTTTACAACTGATGCCGCTGGTAATGTCACTGGTGCAGGATATACACCTAGTGCTGAAATCACAGGTTACCAAGATAGATTAAGAACACTTGCTGGTCAAGGCATGACTGATATAGAGGGTGCTAGAACCGCTTATCAGCCGTTAACTGGTGCGGCACAGAGTCTGTTTGGTTTGGGTCAAGGATACCTTGCTAAAACACCTGAACAGGCGGCACAAGACTACATTTCCAAACAACAGGCTTTGCTTACACCTAGCCGAGAGAATCAACTTGCTGAGTTGCGAAACAGACAGTTCCAAACAGGTCGTTCTGGTGCAGCGGTTTCTCAAGGTGGCAACTTGATGAATACAAACCCTGAACTTGCTGCTTACTACAACTCTTTGGCTCAACAAGATTTGGTTCTTGCTGCAAATGCAGATCAAGAGGCAAGAAACCGAATAACTTATGGTGCTGGATTATTTGATACTGGTGCTAATTTGCAGGGTAGGTTCTACACAGGTCAAACAGCGGCTTATTCGCCATTTACCACCGCAATGGATACCTCATCAGGACTTGATAGATTAGCCCGAGAGCCTTTGGATTTAAGCACTGCAATTGGTTCACAGGTAAGCACAGCAAATGCTAATGTTGGCAGATTAACTGGTCAGGGCATCATCAATGCAGCAGGAACAATGGCTCCAGCAAATGCCTACAGTGGAACTGGAAACCTTTTAGCTGGTGCTGCAAACAGTCCTAATGTCACTCGTGGATTAGAGAACATATTTGGGAGTACGCCAAATCCACCAGCACAAGTTAGGAATATTTATACAGGTGAACTTGTAGATGCTTATGCCCCATATTCACAACCAAGGACTTTTGGCAATATGACTATTGACCCTGTAACAGGTCGATATGTACCTGTTCGTTAACCAGCATTCAGTAAGGAGAAAAAATCATGCCATCAGAAATCTTAGGATTGTTCACTACTCCTGAACAGTACCAACAAAACCAGTTAGCACAGGTTCGTAATCGTGCTTTTCAAGAAGTGCAGTTAGACCCGTTTCAGCAAGCGGCTTTAGGTGCTAGGACTGCTGGTTACCAGTTTGGTCAAGCAGTTGGCGGTGCTTTGGGTGGTCAAGACCCACAGTTGCAGA